CTGTTGTTGGTAGGAATGGTGTTGTAAAGATTCAAGTTAGAGATAAGAAGAATGATACATCAAATGATTTTGCTATCACTGTTGGAGAAACTGATGATGCATTTGAGTTTAACTTCAAGGTAGAAAATATTAAGATACTACCTGGTACATATGATGTTGTTGTATCTAAGAAACTTCTATCACGTTTTACTTCTCAAAATTATAATCTAAAATACTACATAGCATTAGAACCTGATTCAACATTCGAGTAATGAACAACTTAGGATTAGAAATTGTTTTCTGGGTGATACTCTCTCTTTACATCTTTAATCAGTTGGGTGTATTTAAGAAGAAAAGAAAGGGGAGAAAAAGGAAATGAAGTATCATTTGTATGACGACAAAGAGAGACATCAAGGCTGCTTTGAATCCGTAGAAAAATTAAGAAACTTTCTATGTGATCGAAAGTATGATATAAGTTGTGATGCAGATCTGTCGTGCACATTTGATTACATCAAACATATAAAATGGTATTTTGAAATTGAAGAATGAAACATAGAATTGATCCAAACACTTATATGAGAGCTAACTGGAATAACCCTGCTCCAGTTAGATATCGTAGAGGTAATTTAGAAAATAAAATTAGTATGACAATACTATGGGTTTATCTAATAATTTATTTTTCTATGTTCTTTCGTGGTCTTATTTTATTTTTAAACAGATGAAACATATTCTATTTGATTTAGAGGGTTGTGATTCAGATCTTTTAGATGATGCAAGACATGTTCGTAATAGTTTATTTCATGCGTCTATATTATCAAACTCCAAAATTCTTAAGATAGATTTTCACCAGTTTCATCCTCAAGGTGTAACTGGTTTTGCTTTACTTGCAGATAGTCATATTAGTATTCATACATGGCCTGAGAATAATGTTGCAAAGTGTGACATTTTTACTTGTAATGAGAAGTGCACTCCATATAAAGCGGTAGAATATATGAAGGAAGCCTTCAAGGCAACTGACCTTATATCTCAAGAACATGAAAGAATTTGATTATGAACTCGATTACAAAAGCATTGATTTTACAATTGAAGAAAATCGCAAACTTTATCGTATTGGAAGGGGAGAACAAGGAGTGTTACTGGTTCGCCCTTATACTAACGATATATGCTCTCATTGGAGATTTGTAAATGAAACTATTGCTCGCAAATCTGCTAATAAAATCTACTCCATGTTTTGTAACTATAAGGAGCAACAAGACTTCATTGGAATGGATATGGCAAGGAAGTTTCTTGAAATGGGATTTACTCGCTCCCGTAGGTATGCAAATCATCCTAGTGGAAAGAAGTACGCTAGAGATGGTTCCGTATCACCGCAGTCGCCAACCGCACTACACTGTGAAAAGTCCCGCTCTGCAACTGTTTTCAAAAAAGTGAGAGATAAGGCTGCGTATGATGAAAAGTATGTTATAATGAGAAAAGAATGGAGGTCACAGGAATGACAGAGTTGATAGGAAAAGATGATTCAAGATACTTTTCTCAAACTTGTGATAAACTATATGATAGACATCATTACAAAATAGTTTCTAAACATTATGCTACTTTCATTGTAGAATCTTGGGACGAAGTTCAAGAGTGGTGGTGGAATCATTGCAACATGATTAACTTTGATGCTAGGATAGAAGTCCTAGACAAACCAAAAAAGACAAAGGGTTTTAAATAATGAGTGACTTTCTTTGGGTTGAAAAGTATCGACCTAAAACAATTGAAGAATGTATTTTGCCTGCAAATACAAAGAAAACATTTTCTAGTTTTCTAAAGAAGGGTGAAGTTCCAAATCTACTACTTGCAGGCCCTGCTGGGTGTGGTAAGACTACTGTTGCAAAAGCTCTGTGTCATGAACTTGGTGCAGACTTTTATGTCATCAATGGAAGTGATGAGGGTCGTTTTCTTGACACTGTAAGAAATCAAGCAAAGAACTTTGCATCAACTGTCTCTCTAATGGGTGGTGCAAAACACAAAGTTATCATCATTGATGAGGCAGATAACACAACTCACGATGTTCAACTTTTACTTCGTGCAAATATTGAAGAGTTCTATGGCAATTGTAGATTTATATTTACTTGCAACTATAAGAATAAAATAATTGAACCACTACACTCAAGATGTGCAGTTGTAGATTTCTCTATCAAAGGCAAAGAGAAACAAGAGATTGCAGTTGAGTTCTTCAAGAGACTTAACTATATTCTTGATGAACAAAGAGTTGAGTACGATAAGAAAGTAATTGTAGAACTTATCAACAAACACTTTCCTGATTGGAGAAGAGTTCTCAATGAATGCCAAAGATACTCTGCAAGTGGAAAGATAGATACAGGTATTCTAGCAACATTCTCTGATGTATCAATCAATGACCTTACAAAGAATCTCAAGGAAAAAAACTTTCCCGCTGTTCGTAAGTGGTGTGTAGATAATTTAGATAATGACCCTGCTATACTTTTACGTCGTATATACGACTCTCTATATGGTTCTCTCAAGAATGCCAGTATCCCTGCCGCAGTTCTTATCATTGCTCGATATCAATATCAAATCGCCTTTGTTGCAGATCAAGAAATTAATCTTCTTGCTGCTCTTACGGAAATAATGTTGGAGTGTGAATTTAAATGAAGTATAATCAAATTTGTTTAACACTCCTAGTAATCCTATCCTTCTTAAATTATTTAAAATGAATTGTTGGCATTGTAACACACAGTTGATCTGGGGTGGAGACCATGACGTTGACGAAGATGAAGGTATGGAGTATGATATAATTACAAACCTTACTTGTCCTAAATGTGAATCTTATGTAGAAGTCTATCATAAGATTAAAAATAAACTATGATTTTTTTAGCATGTCCGCCAGTTTATACTTTGCCTGGCACTTGGAATGATCCAGATAAAATTGCAAAGTGTAATGATACACTTATACCACACTTTACATTCAATCCTGATTATACTTTTGGTATATCGATTGCAGTGATTACTGTTTTGTTGGCCGCATATGGCATATACAAAGGTTTCTTTGCAAATAAAAACTTAACAGATCCTTGGGATGACCACGATGACTAAATCTTATACAAAATTAAAAAATCAAGTGAAATCAAATATGTATTACATTTTCTGGGGTGCGTGTACCTTCGCTGTGATGGCAGGACAAATTTATGTCGGTACTGGATATCGTAGTATGTCTAAATCCCTTGATACTCTTGTTGATTCATATGTCAATAGACCAAGAGTTATGCCTGTTCCAAATAGAGATTATGAAATGCCTATTTTACGATGAATCTAAGTGAAAGTGATGCTGCCTATGCAGCAGACCAATTTATCGATTACTTTTCAAACATGGGTCGTATTGATGAATATCTTCGTAATGTAAAACTAGATCGTATGTCAAAGATGCCGACATATCTTCCTGGCTGTGGGCCTGAGGAGGATATGTTTGATGCGTTTGATATGCACCCAAATGATATGGACTTTAAAGTCTATGCTGCTGGAAATGCAGATAGTTTCACAAATGAATATTTTAATGAAAGATTACAGATAACCACATCTCATTCAATCGAGAGTTCAATTCCTGGCAAGTCTCTTAAATGGATTGTCATGGAAACTAATACTAAAAAGATTGTTGGGTTTATTCGTTTCGGTTCTCCTACTATTAACTGTAAACCTCGTAATGATTGGTTAGGTAAACCACCTGAGTTGAAGAGATTTAATCGTCATTCAATCATGGGATTTATCATTGTTCCCACTCAACCATTTGGATTTAATTATCTGGTGGTAAACTTTTAGCATTACTATGTTGTTCTCATGAGGCTAGAGAACAGTTAAATAGTAAATATGGTTCAGATATTTGTTTGTTTGAAACCACATCACTTTATGGCACAACAAAGTCATCATCTCAATACGATGGATTGAAACCTTACATGAGATACAAAGGATTGACTATGAGTGATTTTACTCCTTTGTTACATGATGATGTCTTTAAAGGATTAAATAAATGGTTTATAGCCAGAAACAACGACAAACTATTAGTCAAAGAGGACGCTTCGAGTCGCAAGTTAAAGACTCAACAGAAGATGATATCTATCATCAAAAAGAACTCGTCTTCTCAAAAGGCTGCGGAGTTCCAGACTGCAATTGCAAATGCAAAGAACCTCACTGAAAAGAAAAGAGTTTACTTCAGTGACTATGGATTTGCTAATTCTAGAGAAGTTATTCGAGGAGATACTGACATTCTAGAAAAAAACCCCATCAACTTTGATAAATTCTATCAAGAGAATCTCATCAAATGGTGGAAGAACAAGGCCTCTAAAAGATATGAAAGTCTTAAGTCCAGTGGTTCTCTTAGAACAGAATTAGAGGTTTGGACTAAAGATATGCACATCGACATCATAAGGTAACTACTATGATCAAAACACTAATCACAGAATTTCCTTTATCAGACTTTCCTATCGAAAGAACTGTTACAGAGGAAAAGATTCGTAAGTACACCTACACCAAAGAAGAAGTTAAAATTCTTCTCGAAGCTGCTGTTAAGGAAGCAGTGGATGAGGCACGGAGAATCGATGATGAATCAATGGCAAAACATAATCGTGAAGCAACTGTCATCAGTATGATTCTTGGATTCACTACTCTTGCATTATTTGTCGATGGATTGCTAAGAATGTTAGGTATTATTCCACCATTCATGCATTTAGATGTAAACATTCTAGATAAAATAGAAACTGACATTATAGATAAGATAAAACAAGTTCCCATACAAAAGATACTACAACAAGGTTTCCGATGAATGATACCAGCGTCTTTATATATTTTCTTTGTTTTGCTTGTCTTGCAGGGGCAACCTTCGCATACATGTATGCTATGATGACCTCAACTTTAAGAGATTTTAACAGACAACAAGAGAGAAGAAATGTGCATCCAGAAATGTCTGATGTTCAATCAGGTGAAGAACTTTTAGTTTTCAAGGCACGAGATGAAGACGATGATGATGAAGGGGATGTTGTTATTATTAGAAAATAAATTATGAAAACATTTGATGATTCTAATTGGAGAGAAGAGTACAAGGCTTATACTCGAAACAAGATGGAACTTGATCTTCTTGAACATGGGCCAAAGAGTTTATCTCAATCATGGCATCTCCAAGCACTGTATAGTAATTGGAAAAAAGTAAAAGGTATTACAGATCCCGAACCTTTAGATTTACAAACTAATTTCAAAGACTGGAGCGAGAAACATGACTAAACCAAACGATCTTTGGGATGATATGTCTATTCTAAATTCTTTATATGGTGAACTTTGTTGGGATAATGATGATCCTATAGAATTTATACCTGATTATGAAAATGATCAAATCATTGTGAGAAGAAAAAAATGGAACTTAAAGAATGGTTGAACTCAATCAACACAAGTAAAAATAATTTGATTGATGAGGATCCTGATATTGAAAAACAGTATCCATCTTATATTATCAACAGATGTTTATCTGGACAGATAGATTCTGTGAT